ACATTCATACTTGCCAATGTTGCAGCAATTAAAAATGATTTGTCATCAAGTGTATTTATCAACTCAGACATTGTACCAGAAAAACTAGGTATTACTTCACCAGAATACGGTGCAAATTGCATTATGCGGTCTGTCCCATCAAGCATTGATAAAATAGTATCCACAGCCCCTGGCAAGATAATATCGTCATCTCCAACGACCCACACATATTCTCCGTCACCAGCTGTCATCCCATATAAACAGTTTCCATCACAACCAATATTTTGTTTTCTAATTGAATACTCAGATACATAATCTTTATATTTATAAACTATATTCCCCGCAAATCCGTCTTGGTCATTGTCAGAAACGATAATCTCAACACGGTCATTATGTTGAGATGCAATACTGCTTAAGCAAGCATCAAGTGATTCTCTCCTGTATGTCGGAATGTATACAGTTAACTTCATTTTGTTTGATCCAAAATTAATTTAATTCTATCTATATATTTTTTGGAAACATATTCCCAAGTCATATTTTGATTAATAAACTCGGCACTCTTGTATGTTTTATCACACACTTCGGCATAATTATTAGCTACATACAACATCTTATCACATAGATCATCAAAATCTGGCTCTGCCCACTCCCCAGCATTTTCATATATGCCAGTCATATTTTTAGTTCCCCATTTGAAATTAAGAGGGATGGACATGTCTGCAAATTCAGAAGTAGCGAGGGCATTTGTGCAAATGGTAGGAATTCCTTTGGCAATTGCTTGAAACGGGATTAACCCCCAACCCTCACCACTTGTCGGATATAGCAAACAATTTGCGCTATCATATATAGCACCAAGATCTTCGTTTGTTACTTGATGATTAATCACTGTAATTCTTGGGTGCTCAAGGGGATACATAATACCATTTTTATAGATCCTTGCATCCTGCGGCCCATTTGATTTATAAATAAGTTCATAATTATTATCGTTCCCAAAAACTTTTAAAAACGCATCAACAGCCATTTGAGAATTTTTACGAGTTGACGGAGATCCAATTGATAAAAATTTAAATGAACCTTTTGTATATTGTTTTTTAGGAAAATATATTTTTGGGTCAACACCTAATTGAAAATTATAAACAGGCTTAGTAACGCCTGAGTTCATAAAAACATTCCTCATCGCCCTAGATGTTGTCCAAATTTCATCCATTCTATTGCAATGATCAACCCAATCAATTGGTATAAGGTTTGTTTCCCAATAAGTCATGCCAACAGAATATTTTTTAAAATTAACAAACTCGGTTGGCAAACAATGATTAATAACAATACCATCTTGGTTACTAGAAACAATTCTTGTGAAGCCAATGCCTATTTCATTATTTTGAATTATCTCTGTTGACTTGTCTCTATACGGCAACAATCTTTCAATCGGAAGATCACTGTCTTTAAAAAAATCCCAAAAACTATCAGATGCTTGGCCATATCCATCTGTATAACCAACAATTGTGTTATCAACCCATTTAATCATTTATTTTAACCAATTTTTTTCTTTTGATATAATCATCTACTAAAATAATCTTATCTGCTGACTCAAGCTTGAAAGAATCTAACCTATTCAGTGTGTTTTTGTCTTCAATTTTAGATAAACGAATTGCATACCAATTATGTTCTTTTAACATATTTTTTACTTTCTGGTACACCGTAGAGAATATTACAATCTTAAAAAATTGCCTACCATCCCAGCAATAAACGCTTGCCATTTCTTTTCCAGACGATGTAATAAAATTTCGTATATTAAAGATGTATGCGAGAGTTTTTTCATCATTTACAAAACCAATCCCGTTATCATAAAGCCATTTATGTTCATGCTCAATGCCATTTTTCTTTAGCATCATAATTTTAAATAGATTTGAATCTTCTGCGTTATAAACATCACAATATGCATGGAGGGTTCTATCTCCAATTAATGCGTAAACGTAATCTCGCTGAGCCAGCTCGGTATTTCTTTCACCAAAAACCGTACAAGAGCCGGAGTGATCTTCAAATTCAACTCTTAAATAATTTGTAGCTTTCTTGGTAGACCTAACAACCGCTTTTATAAGAGTAAGATTTGACATTGTTTCGTGAAAATCATTAGCGTTTTCTACAAATTCATCAATAATTGTTTTATGTTGACTGGACTCAATCGGGAATCCTAGAATTGGTAGATAATACTTTTCATGGTCAAATTGAGAAACATGCCCAATTGATTTAAAAGCGCCAACTTTGTCCAAGTTTTCTCTCAAAGGAGCTTTAACAGCAGACTTGGAGCATTTGTTTGTAAATTCTTCAAATGAATTAAAAGGTCTTTTAGATTTAATTTCTTCTATTGCACTAACGCCGCAACTTACTATATTGGATAAACCAAAACGAATCCCCTCTTCCTCCCCAGCAATTGACATAGAAAAAAACTCATCAGATTTATTAATGTCTGGTCCGTATATTTTCAACCCTAACCTTTGAGCTTCCATCAGGTAAGCAGTAATTTTGTCAGATGCTGATTCGTTATAAAGCAAAGCCCATATGAACTCAAGAGGGTAATTAATTTTCAACCACATTGTCTGATAGGACATTAGTGAATAAGCAACAGCGTGGGATTTATTAAACATGTACAATGCCGACATTTCAAACTCTGTCCAAATCTTTTCAGACTGAGCTACTGTCAGATATTTATTATTAACAAACTTATTTTTATATTTATCAAACCCAGCAACATCTCTTTTTTTGCCAATAATTTTACGCAAAGAGTCGGCTTCGGACCAAGTAAAATCCGCCAGCAAAACTGCCATTTGCATCAATTGCTCTTGGAAAATAACAGCGCCGTATGTTTCTTCCAAAATGGGCTTAACAATATCATTTGGGTATTTGGGTTTCGCCCTACCTTTCTTGCAATCAATGTACCTTGCACCTTGAGATAACAAAGCACCAGGTCTTACCAATGCGTTTGATACAACAAGATCGTTGAAATTATCAATACCCATTCTTTCAATAAGATTGCGATATGCAGCAGCATCTGTTTGGAATACACCAACGGTATTGATGTTGGTAAAGTTTTCAAACACTCTTTGGTCATTTAGGGCTAACGATTGAGCCCTTACATCAAGCCCTGTACGCTCCAGGATCTTGTTTAAGCAATCTTTAATGACAGATACGGTCTTTAGACCCAAAATGTCAATTTTAATAAGCCCGACAGCCTCAGCGTCTTCCATTGCAAAAGCGGTAACGGCTGATCTCTCGCCACCTTTGGAATCTTTACGAGATTCAACAGGGCATACCTCGGTAAGTGGCACGGATGAAACAACCATACCAGCAGCATGAACTCCAACGGTACGAATTCTGTTTTCCAGCTTTGAAGCAAGCGGTATAATATCTTTATATTTATTGATAAAAACCTTGCCTTTGTCTGTGGCTTTAAGTTCATCAATTGTTTCAAAAAACGGGGTGATGGAATTGATTTCAGCAAACGGAACTTGCAAGACTCTCGCTACATCCTTCACGGCACTCTTTGGCTTAAATGTGCCATAAATTGAAATTGCGGCAACATTATTTTCGCCCCAGCGAGTAAAAAGATATTTCTTAATTTCATCTCGGCGTTTATCTTCAAAGTCCAAGTCAATATCGGGATAGTCGTTTCTTTCAGGATTAATAAAACGCGCAAACAAAAGATTATATTTAATCGGGTCAACTTGCGTGATATCCAACAAAAAGGCCATCAAGCTTCCCCCGACAGACCCACGACCAGTGCCTCGCCCTACATTGTTGCCATCAGCCCATTTAACCAAATCCCAAACAATTAAAAAATAATCGGCAAAGCCGAGTTGTTTAATAACAGCAAGCTCTTCATCCAACCTATCAGCATAAATTTGATCATTCAATCCCAGCTCTTGCAATCTAAACTTTGTAATCTCAGTTAAATAATCGTCAGAGTTTATAGACTTCATATACTTTGGCAAAAGATTCTTGCGCTTTTCAATCTTGGCGCTGCATTTTTCTGCAACTTCCATTGTATTTTCCAGAATGTCCAATCTGTCGTAACCGGCATCTTTAAACCACAAAGCCACCTCTTGAGCACCAGCAATGTATGGATTAATAGAATCAAATCTAAGATGCCTGTTAGGATACATATTATTGATTTTTGCCACCATGTCCAAAGATGTGTCGTGCAAACAATTAGAATTATCTTTAGCATGTCTTTGGTCTGAAGCAGACAGGCTTGGGAACTGAGAAAGCATCAATAGGATTTCTTCACAACCTTTATCCTTAACAGTTGGGAAATGACAATCTGCTGTGGCAAGCAGTGGTCTGTTAAAAGAGCTTGCTAAATCTATAAGCCCGTCATTTAATTCCTTTGGGTTCCATGCTTGCATCTCATAATAAAAATCATCTTTAAATATTTTTACAAAACGCTCTGAAAGATAGGAAGCCCTGTCTTTATCACCCGACATGATTGCTTTTGATATAGCACTGCCCATGCAGCCAGAAAGGGAAATAATATCTCCGTCAACAAGTTCTTCTAATAAAGCAAAATCAATCCTTGGCTTATAATAAAAATTACTACCCCAAGCTGTTTGATTTATTTTAAATAATTTTTTCAAACCTTCGTTATTCTTTGCCAGTAAAATTAAATGAAATCTTTCAGATCTATCTTGAACATCTGTATCAACAGATGGCACGAAATATGCCTCAATACCAAATAAAGGTTTTACATTATGCTTAATGCAAGAATCTTGAAATTTTAACACACCGCCCATTGTGCCATGGTCTGTAATTGCCGCAGCCACTTGCCCATTGGTGCTTGTAATTCTTGCTATATCGTCTGGCGTGGACATCCCATCTAGCAATGAATATTCTGAATGGCAGTGAAGGTGAACAAAATCTGTCATTTTAAAAATTTAAATCATACAAAGTGTCAATGCAAGGCATGTCATTCCAATGTGATTTGTTGTACCATGCCTTTCTAAGAAAACAATTTATTCCGTGATCTCGCAATATCATAACCTCATTTGGATTGTCTTCCACCATATAAACCGGATTAATTTCTTTAGCAATTTTATGTTTTTCACCCATTAAACTAAATTTTGGAATTGTTGTATTTATATTCCAATTGTTTAACCAAGGGATTGTCGCATCAACTGATGCAGGAGATCTCCTAGCAGTCAAAATATGCACATCAACACCGTAACTAAACCAATGATTTACTTGATGCCAAGCATCTTCAAATGGTTTTAAATTTTTCCAAAAAATTTTATTAGAAAACAGACGTAATGCTTCTTCATCTTTTGTATCTGTTGTCAACCATTTTGAATAATCAAGACTAACTCCGCAATCATAGTGCAAGTATTCAGATACAGCAGTATCTATGTCGGCTATTACACCATCAAGATCTAAAATAATATCTTTTTTCATAGTGGGTTATGTTGGAATTGAACCAACAACCAAGGCGTTATGAGCACCCTGCTCTAACCATTGAGCTAATAACCCTAATCCACGGAGTTACCGAAGATTATTTTACCAACTGTCTTTCATCTCTCCAGTTGTAAGGAACATTTGTTGCTTTTCATAAGCAAGTGTCATATAGACGCTATCAAGCTGATGAAACTGCAAATCGGTGATTTGCTTTGGCTCAGGTGCTACATCCAGTGGGATTAATGAATAATTGGTGTCCGCAGCTGATGAACCGGTTCGTGAATATTTATAAAATCTGTCAACAATCGTGCCAAATTCTTTTGCATATTCAATTAATGTTAAACCAACATGGCGTTGGTTAAATGTTGTGTCAAGAACCCTTGGCTCCCAAACATTTGGTTCCATTTCAACAGCAATGTTGACCAGCAAATGTGGTTTTGGTCTCCAGGCTTTATCAACAACAGATTGTTCGGAACCCCAACAACGATAGTTGAATTTTTCAAGACCAGATGTTGACGCAACCTTCCATTTCCAATTGATTGGCGATGTGATTACTGGGACATTAATTGCTGTTCCAACTGTTTCGTTGAAATATTTTGAATCTTCAGTCAATTCTTGGCGAAAACGAATTCGGTAGGATTGACCTGGCTGAACAGTAAAATATTTTTTTGCTCCGCCTGATGTACTTGTTTTTGTTACTGACTTTTCTAAGTCTTTTAATGATTTAAGTGATTGAAATGACATTTTTATCTCCTATATGATAATTTGTTTATTGTTAATTGCATTTATTATTTGTTCTTTACTCATCTCCGCTGGATCTTTCAATCCATCAGAAATATTAGCTACCGAGATTTCTTTACCTCGGCACATCTCTATCATAGCATATCTCATTGCTACTCCTGCTTCATCATTATCGCAAAATAAAATAATTTTATCAAAAAATCTTTTTATCATATCACCTTGAGTTTTTGATACGGCAGCGCCAAGCGTAGCAACTGTATTTGGAAACCCAGATTGGTGTACAAACATGCAGTCAACACTCCCTTCAGTAATTATCACAGAGCTATGGGCTTTTGCATTGTGAATATTGAACAATACCTCTGCTCTTTTAAAACCCTTGTTGTACAAATACCTAGGCTGTTGCGATGAATCCACCGCTCGGCCTATTAGACCAACTAATTTATAATTGTGTGATCTAACAGGGATTACGACACGATTTTTTTCTATTGAAAACCCTACCTCAAAATGCTTTAAAGTTTCAACAGTCAAGCCCCTTTCCAGCATTGTTTGTAGTAAATTAATTTGACTGCCGTAGTCAATTGATAAATTATCTATTGACAACTCTTCAACATCTTCAATTTTATACAAATAATTATTTAATTGCTTTTCAAGATTATAGTTTTCATTTATAACATTTTTACCATAATTTTTACCTGTTAGATTAAAATATAATTGTCTAAAGTTACCTTTTTTACCACATGATGGATTAAAGCACTGCCACAATCCAGTTCTGGTATTAATGTACATTGCTGCGCTATGTGTGTTTTTATGAAATGGGCAATATACATTCAACTCCTCGCCATTAGCAGATTGAACTGAGATATTATATTTATCAAATAAAGATAATATCTCTTCCTCAATTGATTTAAGAGAGTAGCTTGAATTTGTAGACATCTCTGCTCTCATCGTAATCTGTAATCAATTTTGTTTTATCAAAATCAAAGCCAGCTTTTTGTGCCTCAAGCTCCATCCATGATCTTAGCCGGCTAAGAGTTTCAATACTTTCAACTTCCCCTTCTACTATAGTTTTCATTAAATATCCCACTCCTCTACCCACTTACCAGTTTCCAAATTCCATCTTAAATAAAATCCAAAATGTGATGCTCTACGAACTTTTCTTGAAACTACTTGAAATAGATCAGATGATGGCTCTCTGTGTATTGCTAGTACCAAATCTGCATCATAAGCTAATTGCTTACTCCAAGCAACTTCTTCAAGCTCAGGTGGGCGCTCCGAATGTCCCTCAGCCATTGTAACTGCGGCAACATCTATAATTGGAATGCCGTTTTTTACAGCCAGCCTTTTAAAAGCTTTAGATAAATTTTTAGCTTTTTCAGTTTCATTCTTAGCCCCGCTGGAATCATCAAACAAGCTGTGGTAGTCAAGGATTACCATGTCAGGATGATACTGATCAATTTTGGCTTGCACCATATTTTGATCAGCAGTTTCAAGACCTTCCGATGTTATTAAATGAATTGCATGTTTGCCGTCAAAAGTAGCTTGAGCCCATTTTTCATATTTATCAATAATTGCTGGGTTTGCTTTAACCAAATCAGTATTAGTAAAATTCCCTTCGCCATTGTTTAACAATGTGTCAAGCCTCTGTCCCTCTTGCTGTTTGTTCATCTCAAGAGAAATGATTAAAGGTCTATATCCGGCCTTCCAGGCATTCACTGCAAACAATCTTGCAATAAATGATTTACCAACCCCAGTCCACCCAAGAAGAACAACAAAATCTCCAGATTGCCAGCCACCAAAAACTTTATCAATAACATCAATTCCACTTGGAACGCCAGCAATAGCTTTGGGGTTTTTAGAGCGAGACCTTAATTCTTCAACACGCTCTTTCCATTCACCTGATAAATCAGTGTCTTTCAAGTTTGAAGAAAACTTATAAAGCTTTGAAGTTTCTTCCATTAAGAATGATAAAGCATCTTTTGGTCCAAATTCATTAATTAAACCGTGAGCTTTGGCAACAATACCTCTGGTTTGATAAGCCAAAGATTCTTTTTTTGATTCATCAATATAATAACCCAACGGCTCTGGTGTCAGTACAAATTCAAAATCTTGATGATGTTGTTTAATAGTCTCTTTTGAAGGAACTTTTTTATGATTTTCATAATGAGCAACTATAAAATTCCATACATCTCTGTACTCTAAAAACACATTCTCAACTCCGCCATTAACAGCGGTAACGTAATCTTGAGTTTCAATAATAGAATTAAGCAATCTTACTTCGTAATTCACTCTGTCTCCATTCTTTTTTTTGTTTCTTGTACAATAGATTTAAACTTATCTAACGATTTTTTATCAAACTCCGCTTTTTCTACAAAAGATCTTGATTCAATTGCAAAATCAAAAATTAAAAACGGTCCTGTTCTGTTTTTTATAAAACTCTCAACGCCTAGTTTAAGATTTTCTTCTTTATAAAAACTAACAAGTGAGTCGGCAACAGAATCTTGCCTTGGAGAATCCGGTATAAAAAGCTTATGTTGTTTTTCGCAACATTCTTTGAAGTATTTTATTAGATCTTGACCAGTTATCATCGCTTACCTTTTTAGCCTCTTTCCATGTTTCAAGAAGTATTTCAAATTCAGAAAAACCCCCGTTAACTCCATATATGTATTCTTCTTGCCAAGCAGACATTAAACACTCTTTTCGCACACTACATTTTTTACAAATATTTTTAGAATATTCTATTTCTTCTTTTTTATAAGAGAACCAGTATGCACTATTTATATCTGAGGCGCAAAGAGCTTTTTTTTTCCAATTACTCAATTACTTCTCTGCGTCAATTTCTTGAAGCTTTGCTTCAATTTGAGAATCAATTGAATCCCAAAGTTTATTCCACGACTTTTCTTCGTCAATGCTTGAAACTACTATTCTAGCTCCAGCATCAAGGCGCAGCGATTCATAATTACCTAAATTTTTAGTAATCCCAACCGATGCCCATAGCTCAACTTGATTTTCACTTAATTGTGCTTTCATTTTACTTTCTCCCTAATTTTATTTTTTCTGATATTTTAATTACCTTAACTTGCGCACTAATGTTTCTTTTATTAACAGGTCTTCCAGGAGTCCTGTCGTTAAAAAACAACACCATATTGTACACATCTTCTCTATCATAATATCGCCAATTTTTATAACTTTTACAAGATTCGGTAAATTTTTTTCCGCTAGGGATCAGGCCTTTTTTTTCATATTTCCTAATTGTATCTGATCTTTTTTCAACAATTTTCGCAACTTCTCCAATGGTATATATTCTATGCATAATTAACTCAGCGCCTTGATATGGCATAATAATTTCTTTTTTACTAGTTAAATCAACAACTGTAATTTTATTTAAATTTTTTGCAATTTTTTTAACTTTGACTACAGTGTTGGAGTATTTATAAAATTTATTTATTAGGATTGTTGCTTGTAAGTTCATACCTTTCCTCAATTTTTTTAAACCCTAAATGATTTAGTATTTTATTTAATTTTCTAACCTCAACATCTACAGAAGTAGAACAATTTATACATGTTAAATCTACATAATTTTTTTGGAAAGCATAATATTGAGAACCAACAAACATTTTTCCTGAGCAACGTTTACAATAAAAACCTGACAAAGTAATCATTTTGCAAAGTACTCCTTGTCCTTGTAGATTGCCCATCCGTTATATATTGGCGTAACCTCATAAAAGAATTTATGCTGCCCTGTTGTTTCGTATGTAACGATACCAACACCTTGTTGCCAATTCTCGTATCTAACAAGCGGTCTACCGTCAAGGTCAACACCACCTTTAGTTGAAGGTACTGCGCCATCAATTCTTGCCAAACACCCAGGAGATGCTGCCATGGTTGTACGAGAGCCATCAAAGTCCTCACGAGTTTTAAATGCGGTTTCAATACGATGGATGTGTCCGTAGATCACACTAGTCTTTTCGCTATTTAAATAAATATGAGCTGTTGAACCTGAAGATTTAACTCTATCTCCATGAATAATCCTTAATTTTTCATTGATCCAAAAATCAGAAGCCGGATAACCTGGTCTATACTCTACGCCAAACTCATCCATCCGAGCAAGATATGGAACGGTTAACACAGGCCAAGAATCAGGGGTGTTGCCTTTTCGGATACCATATGCCGCAACGGCATTTACTAATAAATATTTAGGCATTCTTTCTTCATGATTACCGGCAAGCCAAACTATTTTTGCTAAAGGAGCAGCCTCTCTGAGTTGGGCACAAAATGTTGTTGCCCGATCAATTGAAGCCTGCATAGTCTGTTGATATGCAGGTGTTGTTATGTATTTTCCTAAAGTTGGAAAATCCAAATTATCACCAACGCAAACTACAGAATCTGGCTTTACATCACGAACGATTGAAAGCATAATCTCAATTGCTTTTTCATCATGAGTCGGTTCCAGTTTCCCATCACGACCTCTGTAGTAACCAATTTGAGCATCTGGGACAACTACGCATTTTTTATATTTTGCAGTTTTCTTTGCAACAGTCCTCGGCTTTGGCAATCTAATAGCAGGACCTTGTTTAATCACAGGCCACTGCGGTCCACGACTTTCCCTTCTTATCCTGCATATGCCATCTTTATCCAGAGTCTTGCGACAACTATTATCAGCATATCTTTGGTTCGCTGTTTTTGGTTCAAACTTATAAGTACAATCAGTACCTTCACAAATTTTCATAAGGTTAATTATACACCTACCCACAACCAAAATTGCAAAAAAATCAATTTATTTTAAAAATTTTTTTTCTTATTTTCTCTTGTTTCTTTATTACGTTTATGCATATTTTCTCGCATTTTTTTACGATGACTATCAGTAGGTTTTTTACCTTCTCTATGAACAGCGCTATGTTCCGGAACTGTGCATAAAAATAAATTTTGAACTCTATTATCTGTTTTTATTTCATTTATATGATGAACAGTTTCCCATGGCTGTAAATGCCTGTTAAGATAGCTTTCAAACACGCTTCTATGTTCGTATATATACCCTTTAATGCTATAAGGATGATTTTGATCTAATATTCTTACATATCCTTTATCATCTATGTATTTTCCGCCGCCATAATTTGGATTGTGTTCGCCAGAAGTGTTGCGTATAGACCACTCTACATCTTGTCTTTTAGAAGCTAATGTTTCTCTCATTAACTTTTATTATATACTTGCGCCAACATCTTCAATTATCAATTGCAATCTTTCCGTTGCAGTTGGGTTGACAGATATTTGTGGTGCATTTGTTGAACCAGATGTCCCAAAAGTTCTTTTTACAGAAACTGAAAAAGATGCAGCATTCAAGCCTCCGCCACTTTCCAAATAAATACTGTAGGTCCCAGATCCAATCCTGCTGTAGTCTTGTTTAAAAGTCTGCCCGGATGCTGCAACATTTGCATTAGATGCTGTATTGTAAAAAATATGGGGTGATTGTGTAAAATTCCATTCCATAAGTGGGCTTGTTGCGTTATAACCACTAGAAACAGCTTGCCACGCTTGCAATGTCAACAGAGAATCTTCAGCGCCCTTAGTGTAAACCGTAAAGCCTGGGAAAACAATAGTTACTTTATAATAACGATTATCTGGAATTGTAACTCTTTGATCCGAACCACCATTGGGGTTGGTTAAAGCAAGCATTGATGTTGATGTATTGCCCACATTGGACACGACATTGTTGGTTGTTAATTCAATAAATTCCAAAATACCAGATGGTTTAGAATCATTAAAATCCCGAACTTGTTCTATATTCATTGACATCTGAGCCATTCTGTCTGATGAAATTGGTGTGCCGTCTGTCCAAGACACAAAAGAATAATTTTCGTAAGCCATTTACCTATTATACCTCATTATTAGTATTTAAACCCAACCATTTTGCCTTATCTCGCCAGTTGTAAAGTCAAGACCAGCAAATTCTTCATAATCCCGAAGAGTCCTTTTATCACCAAAGCCATTTGGGCCGATTCTGTTTTCAGTAAAAATTATTTTATATTCAATATC